TTATTCCAAATTATATTCCTGTTTGATTGCGTCAATTTTATTTTGCAAATCTTTTTTGCCTGATGAGGAAACACGGCGGACTCCTTCTTCAAGCTTTTCAATGGCTTTTTCGGGGTTGTTTTCTGCAAGATAGAGATCGGCGTAGAGTTCATAAACATCTGTTCGTGTAGGGTTAGCCTCCTGATAGCCGTCAATCAGCTGTTCAGCTTTTGAATAATTCTTGCTGTCAATTGCGGTATTTATATTGTTCACAAGATTTGCGTTGTAAACAAATGCAAAAACGACTATGGCAATTACAACAGGCACGCCGATGATTATGCCCAATTTTACCATTTTTTTGTTCTTTTCCTTTTTAATACGGGTGAGTTCAGTTTGATAGTCACCGTAATTCATACCGCAGCTCGGACAAACATTTTCGTTGTATTCAAGCATATGACCGCACTTGCAACGCTTTTGCTTCATCTTGTTTATCTCGGTATTTATCTGAAAAATAACAGGGGTATATTTGTTGTTAATCTGAGCCGCCTCGGTTCTTCTTCTCTGCTCATTGGCAATTTTGAGAGCCTTGTCAAGCTCGTTTTGCTTACGGGTGTTGACTGCCCCTAAAATCCTGCTGAGGTAGCTTCTGTGTTCATCGGGAGAAAACGAGTACAAATCATCGAGCAATGAACTGTTAAAATCAATCTTGCCTGCCATAAAGCCGAAAAGGTTCATCTTGACAAGGTTTTCATTTGATGAATCGAGCTTGCAAATATCTTCGCTGTACTTATATGCCTTTGCATAATCGCCGTTATTTGCCGCATTGTTTACCAAATCTTCAAGTGCCTTTATTTTGTCATTTTTATCAATTCTGCGTTCGGTAATGAAATCCTTAATAAGAATTTGAGTGCCGCAATATTTGCAGTTGGTTTTCATCTCTGTAGAATTAACTTCAAGCTGACTGCCGCAATTCGGGCAGTTTAAGGTTATAAGTGAATTGTTTGCCATAGTTACTCTCCTTACTGCAGTGATTTACTTACTTCTTTTACAAGACCGAGGATTTGAACACGGGTGACATCGTTATTTTTGAACACTCGTGGGGGATAGTAGGGATTGACTGAATGAAGTTCAACGGTGTTATCGTTGTAAAGGACCTTTTTAACAACAGCCTCTTCATCGTCAACGAGGACTGCGGCAATCTGACCACTGTCAACGGAAGATTGTTTTTTAACAAGGATTTTACTGCCGTCATCAATCAGAGGGCTCATAGAATCGCCGTGAACATTTATCCATATATATTTATCCTGTTCTGAGGGGCAGGTGATGTATGTAGGCATATAGTCAACAGGCACATCCTGAGCTATCACTCCGAACCCTGCCGAAATGCTGTCATATACCGGTCGCATAAATACATTTGTTTGCGGAAGTGGGGTTGCTTGGTCTTCTTCTTCTTTAAATTCACCAGTAATAAAAGAAACAGGGTTCATTTTTAAGACTTTGGCTAATAAAGCTATTTTATCTCTTCTCATATTAGATATATAACCGTCTTCCCATTTTTTGACGGTACTCTTGCCGACACCAACTGCTTGCCCTACCTGTTCAAGAGTTAGTTTTAATTCAGTTCTTCTTTGGTTAATCATTTTTCCTATATCCATTTTTGTCTCTCCTTATAAGAGGTCTGTAACTATATTTTAACACAAAGTTTCAAAAAAGCAACTACTAAACCGAAAAAATATAAAAAAGTTTCCTAAAGTGGTTGACAAAGGACTGAAAGCAGTATATAATTTAAGTGTCCTAAAGGAAACGAGGTGATAGAAAGTGAATACAAGTGATCTTAAAGCTGAAATTGCAAGAAACAATTTTACAATTCCAAAACTTGCTGAAAAAATGGGAATTGATAAAAAGACACTTTATACAAGGATAAATGGTGTCACTTGTTTCAAGCAGGAAGAAATCGCACAGCTTGCAAAAATTCTCGGACTTAATTCAGATAAGATTATGTCTATTTTTTTTGCTGATGTAGTTTCTTAAAGGAAACTACAACCCAACCATAACTAAGGGGGTGAAAAAATGGGATTTTTTAATAATTTATTCAACATAAAAAAAGCACCAACAGTCACCAAGACTGTCAGTGCACCTTATGTTCCGCCTTATCCTTTAGAAAAAGATTTTTATACTTTTGATAAGGTAGAGTGGAGCGGAGCGTTACCACCTCATTCAATGACACTTTCTTTTGTACTTCCTTATTCCGATTGGTGCGAATTTGAAAAGTCAGACCTTTATCGAGATTTGGAGAATTATCTTCAGGAATTACAAAAACGAGGTAACCCGAATGAGAATGTAGGCACTCAAGATTGATAGGCAGATGTTCATTGTATGTCGGAACATACTCATCAACACCTTTTGCCTTGTGATGATAAGAATTAACTTCGTGGGTGTTGTAATCTTCGGTGTACTCTATGCCGTTCAGAACTAATTGAATGTCGGTAACAGAAATAGGCAGTTGCGATTTATTGTTAAGTTTATAATGAATGAAAAGTCTTTTCTTTCCCTGCACGCCTAATTTGTATGCGTATTCAAGCATTGTGATTTCCAAATTCACTTTGTGTGAAACAAAATAGTTAATCAGGTTTATTAAAGATATTAAAAAGCCTGCAATGCCTAAAATACCACTAATTATTACCCACATATAATCAGCTCCTTTGCTCGATTATAACATTCGCAAAAGATATTTGCAACACAATCAATAATACCACAATCACAGTCCCATTAAACGGACTATGCAACACCCAGAAAACAGCGTGAGGAGGTGAGATAAAGTGGAAATAACAGTAAAAGGTACATCAAAAGAAATTGCTGACCTTGTATCGCAAGTACAAAGTCAGCAAACAAAAATAACATCAGTTAATATTTCCAACAGTAACGCCGATGATTTGGTCGTAGAATACAACCATAAAGGGCATATGAGTAATTGTATTGGATGATGTTGACCTTATTTTTACATCTTTTAAAATTATGTAACCATCATTACCAACAATTACAGGTTCGGAATCTGTAGAAGAAATATTTTTTAAGTATTCTTCTTTAGTATTATTGCAAATCTTATATAAAACGCCGTACAAAGATTTTTCATCGTCTATTTCCTGCTCAGAAGGTAATTTGCCTGAAATGATTCCAGCAGAAGTTGTTAATATCAAGTCGTTTTTTTCTAAACCTTCGACTTCCGGAACACAAGACATAGCTATTATTAAACTTTTCTTAAGTGATGAATGATTCATATTAATTTCACCTCACTTTCTATATATAGTTAGTGAATTGGGGTTCACCACTAAATATAGTATAACATAAAAAGGTTGTGAAATCAATGCATATTAAAGAATTTAGCAAATTTTTGAGAGAAAGTAGAAAACAAAAAGGCTTTTCGCAAAGTGAGCTTGCTAAGAAATCAGGCTTTACCAAAAGAGCTATTCAGTATTGGGAAAAAGGCAAAAAGAGCATTTCTCTTGAAAATGCCGACAGGCTCTTAACAGCTTTGGGTGTAGAAATCAAGATAGGTAAAACAGAAATCAGGTGAGAAAATGGCAAAACTTAAACTTATTGACACAGTCGAAATCGTTTCAGACAAAATTACCAACGAAAAATAGGAGGTGTACATATGCCGAGAGAAAGACCTATCATCAATTGGGATGAAGTGCCGGTGATAATTGATGTGCCGTATGTGGCACGGTTGCTTGCACTTAATGTTGATTACACAACACGGCTTGCACAAAAGGGCGTTCTTCCTGCCCACAAAATCGGAAAGCTTTGGCGATTTGATAAGGAAGAAATCAGACAATACATAAAGGAGCATTGACAATGGAATTAAGAAACAGACTTACCAAAAGAGCATTAAAGGACAAGCTCTTTTACAGCGAGCTGACACTCAAACACACTCGAAACCGCCTTGCAAGTACGCAGACCGACCTTGAAATGGCACACAGCAACCTTGAAAAAGCCAAGGCAAAACTTAACAAGGTGACAGCCTTATATGTTGCCGAAAGAGCGAAAAACGCAGAACTTGCCCGCAAGCTCAAAGCCTACGAATCATCGGACCCCGAAACAATCGTTTTTGAATGTGTGGGGGTTGAAAATGCCAACGACTACAAGGTTGTTTGATGAAAAGAACATTTTGCGGACCTTAGCAAAATGTTTATCAAATATAAAGGTGGGAAAATATTTTGAATTACACTGATTTTATATCCTCAAACGGATACATATGCACTGAATCTGAGTTTGAAATTGCTAAGGCACACGCTAAGAACAAGTTGGCGGTTATTATCAGCCGATTTGGTGATGCAAACGGTGAACGCCTTGAGGATTATTACCTTGAACAGCTTATCAGGGAAGAACTCAGAGCTGAAAGAGCATCAAAGGCGTTGTTTGAAATGCAACTTGCAGGCAAAGAGAAATCCCGCATTGCTTAGGAACAGCAACACGGGATTAAACAAAAAGAAATTTAAACAAGCTCATTATATCATATTGAATCGAAAAATCAATAGTTAGGAGATATTAAAATGTGCGAAGTATGCAGAAGCACTCCGTGTAATCCGATGTGCCCAAACGCACCGCAAGTACTGGTAATGGGGCATTGCAGAGCGTGCAACGCAGAACTCAGATATGATTATACATATTTCAGAGATACAAATGATGATATTTTCTGTTCCCGTGAATGTGCCGAACTTTTTCACGGCATTACCGAGGAAGAATGGTCAATAGATTAAGGAGGTAACATAAAATGACCAAAATTACAGAACCCGTTAATTTGCTTGAAACTGCTGATATGGAAGAAGTAAAAAATCTGTCAACAGTTAATGATGCAGAACCTGATTCAACCGATTTAATTCAGGTAGCTCAGATTCCTGTCATCATCGAGAATCTCAAGCTGGTTAAATCTGAAATTGAGAAAAAGGTAAACACTGCCTGCGAAATGATATGTACAGACGAAAACTACAAGGAAATCAAGAAGTTGCGTTCATCGCTCAATAAGGAATTTGCGGAATTTGAAACTCGCCGAAAAGCGGTTAAATCGGAAATAATAACACCTTATGAGGCTTTTGAAACAGTTTACAAAGATTGCGTGTTATTGCCTTATAAGAAAGCTGATTCCGCCCTTAAAGGTAAGGTTGACGCCATTGAGCAGGGTCTTAAACAGGAAAAGTACGAAAAATCAAAAAGCTATTTTGATGAGTATTCAAAATCACTCGGTATTGATTTTGTGGCATATGAGCAAGTTAGTTTAAACATTACTATGAGCGTATCTCTCAAAAAGCTTAAAGAAACTATAAAATCTAACCTTGACAAGATTATGGATGACTTAAAGCTTATCGCAACGCAGGAGCACAAGGACGAAATCCTGTACGAGTATAAGCGGTCTTTGAATGTATCGGTTGCAATAACTTCCGTAACCGAGAGGTACAAGGCTATTGAAGAAGAAAAAGCAAGGGCAGAAGCCGAAAGAGCAGAGCGTGAAAAAGCCGAGCAGGCTGTGAGCAACACTCTTGACGAATATGAACCGTTTGTTGCAAATGTGCCTGAAGAAGTTGCTCCTCCGGTTGAAGAAATATCAGAACAGCCACAGCAAGATGAAAAAGTTCTGTCATTGTCATTCAAGGTTTACGGTACAAAATCACAGCTTAAAGATTTTGCACTCACTGTTAAGCAGTTAATCAACGAAAGGGGATTGCGCTATGAGTAATTATAATAATCAAAACAATCAGATTCAGCAGAGAAAGCCGAAGTTTTCGTCAATGCTCCAGACACAGGCTTTTCAGAAAAGTCTTTCAAACTCAATGAAAGACCCGAAGGAAATTCAGAAATTTACGGCGGCTATCACATCTGTGGTGAGTACAAATCCTGCACTCGAAGAATGCGATGCAGCTACAATTCTTTCGGCGGCTCTTTGCGGTCACTCTCTCGGACTTCCTCCGTCACCACAGCTCGGTCAGTATTATATGGTCCCGTTTAAGGACAGAAAGAATAAGCGTACAACAGCTACATTTGTTCTTGGCTATCGTGGATACATACAGCTCGCTATTCGTAGTGGCCAGTATAAAAGACTTAATGTGGTGGAAATCAAAGAGGGAGAACTTCTTAATTGGGATCCGCTCACAGAAGAAATTACAATCAAAATGATTGAAGATGAAACAGAGCGTGAAACAGCTGAAACAATCGGATATTATTCTTATTTTCGCTATGTAAACGGCTTTGAGAAAGCTCTTTACTGGAGTAAGGATAAGATGAAACAGCACGCTATGAAGTATTCAGCTGGATATGCAAATGATATCAAGAAGGGCACAAGCTATACATTTTGGGCAAAGGATTTTGATGCGATGGCTAAGAAAACAATGCTCAGACAGCTTATCAGCAAATGGGGCGTTATGAGTGTTGAAATGCAGACAGCGTATGAAGCTGACAATCATATAATCAATGCCGACGGTACTCCCGATTATGAAACGAATACAATGATTGACGCAGATGTACCGTCAGATGCCCCATTACCGGAATCATCTGAACAGCAGATTGATTCCGATGAAGCATTCTCAATCGATGATCTTGCAGAGTGAGATGATTGATGTTGAGATAATCAGTACAGGCTCTAAGGGCAACGCAGTTCTTCTTGACGGTCAGGTCTTGATTGACTGCGGAGTGCCGTTTAGCAAACTTGTTGAGTGTAAAGTGGTTGACCGAGTTAAATATGTATTCTTAACTCATCAACACGGAGATCATTGCAATGTTGCCACTCTAAAGCGACTACTTTCCGAACACCCTCTTATTAGGATAATTTACCCCAATTATCTTTGCAAAAAGCTTTTTTTATTAGGTGATACCTCCTTTCAAAACAATTCATTTATTGTCGCACAGGATAAATGGTACTCAATAAGCAACATTACTTTTTCGGCAGTACCACTTCGGCACGATGTTCCAAACATCGGATGGAAGTTACACTTTCGCACTCAACAAGGGATATATAAAGTTATATACGCAACTGATACATCGGAGATTGCTCATATTACGGCTAAAAACTACGATTTGTATCTTGTTGAAGCTAACTACTCAAAAACAGAATTACTTAATCGAATAAAAGATAAACGATTGAAAGGTCAATATGTGTACGAAGATAGAGTTCTTCGTACACATTTGAGCAAAGAAAAGTGCGATGAATGGTTGTATCAAAATATGGGTAATAACAGTTCCTTTGTTTACATGCATCAACATGAGGCTTTAGTATGATTACATCAGCTAACATAGTATCTTATGACGGATATAACTTAATAGTAAGACCACACGACCGTATCGGCAGAGAACTTGCACAGAAACAGGTACACGAGATTGAACTCAGAATTGTTGACGGACGCACGATTTCTGCTGAACAGCGGAGGAAAATATACGCAATCATCAGAGATATAGCATTTTGGTGCGGAGATAATCCCGAATGGATTAAAGAATATTTCAAATTTAATTTCTGCGGTGAGTTTGGCATTGAATACTTTTCACTGTCTGATTGCGAAAAAAGCGTTGCAAGAGATTTTATAAGCTATCTGATAGATTTTTGCTTCTATCAAAATATCGGAACAAGAGATACTCTGCTTAATGCTACCGATGACATAGGCAGATACTTGTATAGTTGTCTTGAAAACCGTAAATGTGCCATATGCAATGCTCCCGGTGAAGTTCATCATGTAGACAGAGTTGGTATGGGACGAGATAGAGAACAGATAGTTCATACTGGACTGAAAGCCATTTGCCTTTGCAGAAAACATCACGATGAAGCACATTGGCACGAGAAAGAACTATTTGATAAGTATAAAATCTACGGAATAAAACTGGATGAATATCTTTGCAAGAAGCTAAAACTTAATACAATCCAAAAGGGGTGATGTGGCGAATGGCCGGACAACCTAAACGAGGACTCGACTTCGCGGCTTGGGATGTTCACTTATTCGATGATGATGAGAGATTTGATGTGCTTATTGATGCACAGGGATGGTCAGGCTTTGGAGTGTACTTTTTTATTTGCACCAAAGCATATGCCACTAATGGTTACTACTATGAATGGCGTGAAGAAACCAGTGCTGCCACGATAGCGAAGCGAATGAGCGGTGGAATTAAATCAGATACAGTAAATCAGGTAGTTAAGCTTTGCTTGCGAATTGGGCTGTTCGATGACGGGCTATTCGACAGGGAAAGAATACTTACAAACAAAATGATGCAAGAACGATATATGTACGCTATCGAAAAACGCTCAGAGCGAGGTCGCACAATAAATAGATTATATTGGCTTTTGAAAACGGAAGAAACAAAGGCTTACATAGTTATACCTGAAAATGAGCATAATCTCTCCGAGAATGAGCATAATCTCTCCGAGAATGACACAAAGGAAAGTAAAGTAAAGAAAAGTAAAGTAAATATAAATAATAACTGTGCGATGCCGTCTGCAGAAGCAGCCGACACCGCTGGTGAAAATATTTTCATTACATTACCTTTGAATGATAAGAGTAAGTATCAAGTATCTGTTTTTGATATCCGACACTATAAGGAGTTATATCCTGCCGTCGATGTAGAACAACAGTTGCGTTCTATGCTCGGCTGGCTTGAGGCTAATCCTAATAGGAGAAAAACAAAGAATGGTATCAAAGGGTTCATAACTAAATGGCTTAATAAGGTCCAAGACAGAGGAGGTGTAGGATATGGATTCAATCCAAGCGATAATGTCAAGAATAATGTCACCACAGCGAGCGGAGGAAATTATCCAACGGGCGAGAAAGTCTTCTAAAGAGCTTACTCCAAAAGAAAAAGCTGAACAGGAAGCAAAGGTTTTTAATTCTACCCCGGGTAAACTTACGGGTTATGAGTGCGACAAGTGCATGAACAGAGGTTATCTTTATCGTGTAAGAGAAGGTAAAACACCATTCGGTCAGATTACATACGATGTAGTGGCTTGTAAATGTGAATGTTTAAAAGTCAGGGATGAAATAAGAAGAATGCAGAACAGTGGTCTTCAAAAACTTCTTAAACGATATACTTTTGAAAGTTACAAGACAACCTCAGATTGGCAGAAATATGTGAAAGATAAAGCATATGAGTACATTGACAAATGCTCTGATTGGTTCTTCTTCGGCGGTCAGCCCGGTTGTGGAAAGACACATATATGTACGGCTATTGTCGGAGCATTACTCAAAAAAGGCAAAGCACCTAAATATATGCTTTGGCAGGATGATATTACCAAAATCAAGCAGGCATCGGGTAATTTAGAGGTGTATGAAGCTCTCATAAATTCATATAAGCAAGCGGAAATTCTTTACATTGATGATTTCTTTAAAACTCGCAGGGGCGATTTTGTCTCAACAGCTGATGTCAATGCTACATTTAAGATTATCAATTACAGATACAATGAAGGATTGCCGACTGTCATAACATCTGAATTATCACTTGAACAGATTTCGCAAATTGATGAGGCTTTAGGCAGTAGAATTTCAGAAATGGCTAATCCGAAAATTTTTATTAAAGCCGATAAAAATAAGAATTACCGTTTTACGAGAGGAAATGAAAATGATGTCTGAAGCACAGGAGCAATGTAAACTCATTAAATGGGCGGATAAATGTGTGCAAATGAAAATACATCCTGAACTTTCAATGCTGTACGCTGTTCCAAATGGTGGCAGAAGAGATAAAGTCGAAGCCGCACATCTTAAAAGGCAAGGAGTTAGGGCAGGTGTTCCGGATTTATGCCTTGCTGTGCCAAAAGGTAAATATCACGGCTTATATATTGAGCTTAAAGTCGGCAACAATAAGACTTCTGAACATCAGGATAAATGGTTGCAGAATCTTTCACGGTGCGGATACGCCGTAAAGGTATGTTATGGCAGTACATCAGCAAAGCAGACAATTGAAAAATATCTGCAATTGGGTGATTGATTATGAAATTGCAGGTTTGTCGAAAGTGTAAACACGAATATCATCCGTGTAGCATACGGAAATGCCCATATTCAAAAAAAGGCTTATACATATGTGTCTATTGTTGTAAAAAGTGTCCGTATGTTAGGCAGGTCCCTTTGGGGTGGGTATGTTTGTATGATAAACAAAAAGAAATTTAAATAGGAGTTGTGATAAATGGAACTCAGACAGGAAATCAATAACACCCGTGATACGATTGACGGTGAAGAGTGATGAAAATTATGTACAACGAGGAAACAGGGAAGTTTGAACTTGCTAAACAGCCATATATTGAAAAAATATTAGCTTTGAGTAAGCCGAGAAAGCCTATTCTGGCTGATGAACAGGTTATCCGTTATGTGACTACATATGAGTGTCCTAACTGCGGAAGGAAATTTACAGGAAAAGGCATAGCGAATTACTGCTATCATTGTGGGCAGAGGTTAGATTGGTCTGACGAAATGGACGGTGAAGAGTAATGGACTTGGAAAAGATTGCTATAATGCGACTGCGTGACGGAGCAGAAATAAGCAAGCGCTACTACCAAAAACCGCTTATGCTTTGTTACTCGGGCGGCAAAGATAGCGACATTATCTTAGATTTAGCCGTTAAATCAGGCATAGAGTTTGAGGTTCAACACAGTCACACAACAGCTGATGCCCCCGAAACAGTTTACCACATACGCCAAAAATTTAAGGAGTTAGAATCTGAAGGCATAAAATGCAACATTGATATGCCGAAATACAAAGATAAGCCTACATCTATGTGGTCGTTGATAGTGCAAAAAGGTATGCCTCCTACAAGGTTAGTGAGATATTGTTGTGCAATTCTGAAAGAAACAGGCTGTGCGAATCGTGCCATTGTCACAGGGGTGCGGAGAGCGGAAAGCACGAAAAGACAGACGAAAGGAGTTATTGAAACCTATACTCCTAATCCTTCCGATAGAATTATCCTTAACAATGACAATGACGATAAGAGGCAGATAGTTGAACATTGTCAGTTGCAAGGAAAAATAATATTCAACCCTATTTGCGATTGGTCAGATAATGATGTTAAGGAGTACATCAACCAAGAGCATCTTACTCTTAATTCGTTATACAATTGTGGATTTAATCGTGTTGGATGCATCGGTTGCCCAATGGCGGGTAAAAAGAAGAGATTTGCGGAATTTGCAAGATATCCAAAATATCAAAATATGTACATAAGAGCATTTGATAAAATGCTTGAAATACGAAAGCAAAGAGGCAAAGCTACACGATGGGGAAATGGGCTTGAGGTTTATCACTGGTGGATGCAGGATGGTGTTTTGCCTGGGCAATTAAGTTTTGATGGAGAGGATTGGTGAAGAGTAATGGCATTTCTCGAAAAGCTAAAAGCATTAGACGAATTGTTAAAGTGAGGTGTAAACACAATGACAAACTTTGAAAAAATCAAACAGATGAAAGAGATTAATAAAATGAAATACTATGAAATTAACGAAACCGCCGCAAGACAAGCCCGTGAATGTTGGACAACGCAAAATTTGCGTTGGAGCGAGTGATTGAAGAATTGAAAGCGAGGTAGATACGGATTGACAGCTAAAGAGATTAAGGAGATTAACAGGGAGATTTCACGGTTAAGGGCGAAGATTGCACGGTTGCAGGCTGAGGCGAACAACACGGCGGTGACACTGGGTGAACGAATCGTTCCGTCAGGTCAGACATCCGACAGGGTGGGCAATGCGGTGGTGCAGATTGCAGATATTCAAAGGGATATTCAGAACCTTGAAATTCGCCGAAATTCAGCCCTGAACAGTCTCTCCCGTGAAGACTTTGTGGAGAATTGCCTGTTTATGCACCTCGGCTTAAAATACAGCTGGGCGAAGATTGCAGTCGATACAGGCGGAATCAATACCCCCGACAACATAAGAAAAATGTGCAACCGCCACCATTGGTAAATTTGTCCGTTTTTCCGTTTTAGGTGCGGTATAATGTAAACTGAAGAAAGCAACAAAACGACATAGGCATTTATGTCCCCCTAAAAAAATCGCACAGACCGCTCTCGTTTGAGGGCGGTTTTGTGTTGTGAGGGAAAATCAGATAAAAGAGGTGAGGTGATTGCCCAATGAGAAAAATTTAATACCGTTTACATCTGACCAAAGCCGTGATGAAGCCGTGAAAAACGGAGCAAAGGGCGGCAAGGCTTCGGGCAAGTCACGCCGCCGTAAAAAGAGTATGAAACAGGTTATGGATATGTTACTTTCGTTGCCTGCCAACACTCCTGCCGACTGGGAAATGCTTATTGATATGGGAATTAATGTTGATGAGATTGACGAAGATTTGGTCAATAATTTGCTCGTTGTAAATGCAGCACTTCTCAAAAAGGCTAAAACAGGTGATGTTAATTCCATTAAAGAATTAAGAAATATTATCCGTGACAATGTTTTTGAAAATCATAAAATAAAGCTTGACAATGCCTATCTCGACATTGAACGCAAAAAGGCTGAACCGCCAAAGAGTGATGGTTCGGAGTACAAAGGAATACCGGCTAATATGGTTGCACCGTCGTTTTCGTCGGTGCTTTTTGATATTGAGGGTAAAGAACATTCGGAATATGTTTTTCCCGGCGGAAGAGGTTCAACAAAATCGTCTTTCGTCAGTCTGAATGTTATTGATTTGCTTATGAAGAACGAGGATATGCACGCCTGTATTTTTCGTCAGGTAGCCGACACTCTGCGCAGTTCGGTGTATCAGCAGATTTTGTGGTCAATCTCTGCTCTCGGTCTTGAAAGCGAGTTTAACTGCACCGTGTCACCTCTCGAAATCACGAGGGTAAGCACAGGACAGAAAATATACTTCCGTGGAGCAGATGATCCGGGCAAGATTAAATCAATCAAAGTACC